AAGGGTTTACAAGTTATTACATCAGAAAAAGATAGGCATTTAATTATTTTAGGTGCAGATCCTATATCTGGATCTTCTAGAACTGGTGCCGTAGATCCTATGTTAATAGCATTTAGTGATCAAGAAAACGAATTAGACTTTGAGCCACTATCAACAAATACAGCAGGATCACTAAGGCTATCATCTGGTTCATCTATTATTGGTGGCGTGAAAGCAAGACAAGAAGTATTGGTTTGGACTGATACAGCTTTATATAGTATGCAATTTATAGGGCCACCGTTTACCTTTGGTATTAATTTAATAAATGAGGGTACAGGCCTAATAGGGCCAAAGGCTGCAATTACAACTCCTAATGGTGTCTACTGGATGAGTTATAACAACTTCTATTCATATAATGGTAGTGTTGCAACCTTACCATGTTCAGTTCATAACTATGTCTTTGGAGATATAAACCTTGGGCAGTCATTTAAAATAAATGCTTTTACCATAAAAGATAAAAGTGAAGTAGGTTGGTTTTATTGCTCTAGCAGTGTGTCAGAAGTAGATAGATATGTAATGTACAACTATGTAGAGGGTATTTGGTTCTACGGAGAATTATCAAGAACTGCCTGGCTTGACTCTGGTATTGTTAATTATCCCAGAGCAACAAGCGATGGTTTGTTATATAAACAAGAATCAGGCTTTGATGATGACGGATCTCCCATGACTAATGTTTTTATAGAAAGTTCTGATTTAGATATAGGAGACGGTGAGCAATTTTCTTTCTTAAAAAGAATAATACCAGATTATAAATTTATCCAAGATGAAAATAATGGTAATGTAAATATAGTTTTAAAAACAAGAAACTACCCTGGGGATTCTCTTGCAATTAATTCAACTAATGCAGTAACTTCTTCTACTCAACAAGTTTTTGTACGGTGTAGGTCAAGACAGATAGTATTAAGATTTGAGTCAAATGACGATGCTGTAAATAATGGTAATTTATCTATTGGTTGGAGGCTAGGAGCAACACGTATTGATATAAAACCAGACGGTAGACGATGAGTAAGTTACTACAAACACAGCTACCTACAGCAAGTGACACTGTTACTCCTGATTTATTTAACAGGTTAGTTAGGATACTAGAAATAAATCTTGGCGCAGTAGATACAGATAATATTCGTCAAATAAATGAAGCAGATAAAAATACTTTGCAATTTAATGCAGGTAGTATTATATGGAATACCAGTATAGATGTTCTGCAAGTGTACACAGGAAATAGATGGCTTGATATTGAAAAGAGAGGTCTTGATACTGGTTATGAGATGCAAGCTGAATTAGGCAAAATAACTGTCACTACTGATGGCAATGTTTCTGTAAATGTGACTGACAACATAACAGGATATGGTGTTGAAAGATGGTACAGCTAGAAAAAGAATACCAACCTAAAAACCTTTTACTTACCTATCCAAGCGATTGGTACATACAAAAAGATACTTTTGAAGCAGTAAAAGAGTCTATAAAACCTATAGTAAGTTTCTACGAAGACGGCGGAACAAGCCCAAGAAAAAAAACCAAGTTAGATAAAATTATTAAAGAACCAGTAAAAGATGTATACACAGTGCCTTTTTTTTCAGAAAAGTTTTGTGACATATTGCTAGACGAAATGAAACACCTAGAAGATCATTTTGGGTTTGAACCCAATCAAGAAGAGGATGATTTACGGCAAATACCAGAAATAACTTTTCAAGATAATTGTCCTCAAATCTTCCAATCTTTAATGCAAACAATATATACTATAGGAAATCCTATATTTTTAAATATTTGGAATCGCCATATAGACAGTGGTGGAATACAAATAGCTAACTATAATTTAAAGGATAAAAAACAAGGCGCCTGGCATCATGATGCAAGTGCTGATATTAGTATGGTAGTTCCTTTGAATACTGGAAAGTACAAAGGTGGTGGAACTGAGTTTTTAAAACGTGGTACAGTTCAACCATTACCTACAGGCCACGCTCTAATTTTTCCGAGTTTTACTCACATGCATAGAGGACTTGCAGTAGAATCAGGAGATAGGTACCTATTGGTATTTTGGTTAAAATGTACAGAGGAATAATTTCAGCATGAATAGAATAGACAACTCAGGCAAAGGCATAGCAGGTTTAGGAAGAAACGAAGACAGCATGCTTGCCCACGTAGCACCAGGAGAAATGGTAGTTCCACCAGTTATCTCTCCAGCAACTCAAAGAATAATACAACAAGAAATGATGTCTGCTGGACTAGATCCAAATGAATATACTGTTGGTGAAGGAATGTCTATCAACCCAATTACAGGTATGGCTGAGTTTGGGTTCCTTAAAAAATTAGGTAAAAGTTTAAAAAAAGTAGCAAAAAAAGTAGCACCTGTTATTGGGCCTTTAGCTAACTTTATTCCAGGAGTAGGGCCATTATTAGCTGCTGCTATACAAGCTGGAACTACTAAATTAGCTGGTGGTAGTTGGAAAGATGCTTTAAAAGCTGGAGTTGTGAGTTACGGAGTAGGTAAAATAGGTCAAGGTATTAAAGGTTTAGGTAGTACAGTCGATGCTACTACTGGTGTAGCAAATGCAGCATCTAAAACTCCTGGTTTTTTTGGCAAAATTAAAGGTGGTATAGGATCCTTTTTTAATCCAGCAGAGGGAGCAAAAGGCATATTCGGAGGAGGTATTGGCCCAAGCATTAGAGGCGGTATAGGTGGGTTATTTGGCGGAATGGGCCCTTCTGAAGGCCCGATGACAGGCGGTGAACAAGAATTAATGTTTCAAGACGGGGACGGAAACACGTATTCAGCATCAAAAGTAGAAGAAATGTTAGCTGCTGGAACTCAACCTGACAATTTATTTCAAGTTCAATCCAGTGGCGTTCAATCTAGTGGCGTTCAATCTAGTGGCAGTCCATTCAATATAGGTAGAGCAATACTAGGCAAAGGTAATACACCTGGATTTATAAAAGGCATAGAAGATTCTATTAAAGGGCCTGATGGTAAAATTGGCGGAGGTGATGGTAGTTTTATGGGCGTTGGTAGTGGTGGACTTAACCCCGGGATGATGGCTATGGCTGCTTTATACGGTAAAGCTGTTAAAGAAGACTTTAAGAGAAAAGAAGGTGGCATGAAAGACGTGAGACAATCAATACGTCCAGACCTTATGCCTCAACAAACGTTTCAAGGTTTTGACTTAGGCGTGAGAAAGAATGCAGCTATGGGTGGTTTTCAAGAACTAGACATGCGTATGGGTGGCCCTTCAATAGGCCCAGGAACAGGAACAAGTGATGATATACCAGCCATGTTAAGTGATGGTGAGTTTGTTCAAACAGCAAAAGCTAACAATGGTTTAGGTGGCTTTAAAGTAACTAAAACTGAAACAGGCATAGAAATGATACCTAACGGTAAACCAAGCAGAAAAAAAGGTGCAAAAAATATGGATACATTAATGAAGATGTTTGAAAACTATAACGACATAGGCAGAGTCTAATGGGTCTTTTAAAAGATTTTAGAAAAAACATAATGGCCCCTATGGGAAAACCAAATCCTTTTATGGGAATAGGTCGTAGGTTTGGTAATCAAATGGATCAGCAGCAGCGAAGTTCAATATTGCCAAAACAACCGCAAAGTTTTGAAGAATTTCAACAAATGCAAAGAGAAGGTAGTTTATTTGGCGGACAGCTAAATCCAGCACCTATGGATCCTAGTGGGAAATTCCAAATGGGATTCGGTAATATGGTTCCAGATGCGCAGACATTAGAGCAACTGCAACAAGGCATACCAGGTATACCTCAAAGAGAAAATGGAATTATACCAATCGGTAGCCCAGACCCAAGACAAATACCAAGTATCGGATTACCTCCTCAACAATTACTACCACCTGCTCAAGGATTTGTACCTCCGACTATAGGTAATCCAGACGGCAGCGGTAGAGATATGGGTATTGCACCACCTTCTTTTGGCGGCGGTAGACCTCCAATAGAATCTGGTGGACAACCATTACCCGCTATCGACCCTTTCATGCCACCTATGGATATAGCACCACCAGCAATGCAACAACCAGTAGCACCTTTGGCACCGCTCCCATTAGTGCCACAAGCGCCTCAACCGATTCCATTAGTGCCACAAGCGCCTCAACCGATTCCAATGTTACCGAATGAGACTTCGGTTCCATTTTTACCACCTATGGCACCACCCAAGCGTAATGATTTCATGTCTATAGCCCAAGATCCTAATGAAAGGATTAGAGAAGATAACGATCCTGGAAGATTTAGGGGTGGCATTACACCTTTAGCACCAATAGATGCTGTGGTTGGTGATGACTTTAATAGAAGGCAGCCGATTTTAAGAGCGCCGGACCAAGGAAGACCAGATAGATTCTCTGTAAATCAACTTAATCCACCTCAAAACAGAGATGGCATAAGACCCCAAACCGCAATTGAGGCATCGGCTCCTGGCAATACAGACATAGATAAACAAAGAGCATTATTACAAGCACAGAATATTGATATTACTGGAGGTCTTGGCTCAAATAACTTTGGTGGCGTTAATCTTGGCGGTACACCAATTACTAGTTTAGATGGTATACAGGGCCGTCAAGGTAACAATCCTCCTGTAAGGAGTCTGGCTGGAAGTGGGCCTACTCGAACAGGTGCAGATTTTGTGCCAAAATCTACCTCAAGACAAGGTATGCC